TTATTCATTCGCCTTTTGAGCCTTTTCGTCTAAAATTTGGACATATTTAGACTGCTCTTCCAGTGAAACATGTGTGTATATGTTGGCTGTTGTGGCGATATCACTGTGGCCCAGTAAGGACTGAACCATTTTGATATCTTTCGTTTTTTCATAGAGCCGTGTGGCGTAGGTATCTCGGAAATCGTGGAGGTTGAGTGATTCTAGTCCAATTTCTTTAGCGAAATCTATGAGAGCGCGGCCAACTGTTGTAGCAGCCATGTAATTACCAAAATCATTAGGGAAAACTAAGTTAAGATTTTTGTACTTATTGGAGAGTAAAAGACGTCTTTTGTTTTGCTCGACCTTATGCTGTTTTAACTTTTCGACAAGAAAACGAGGGATCGGTACCTGCCGGATGCTGTTTTCTGTCTTTGGGGGACCGATAGGCTGGTCTTTATTCCGCTGGTCATAAGTTTTGTTTACGTCGATGATTCCTTTTTCCAGATCGATGTCATCCCATGTTAATGCCATAATTTCACCGCGGCGAAGTCCGGAGTTTAGATCTGTCAAAATAAATACTTCCCATTTTGTTCCGGCGCAGGCCTTAATAAGCGCGTTTTCCATGTCGAGCGAGAGAGCTTGGCTGGCACGGCGGCTTTTTTCCTGTTTCTTTTTCGCTTCCGGAAGCACGATTGAACGCGAGAAGTCTGTTAGAATTTTTCCTTGTGTAAAAGCATAGCGAATGCACGGGTTAATGACGACGCTGAGCGTTTTGAGTGTAGGCTTACTGATGCCATCAGATACCAGTTTGCTGTAGTGCTCTTGAATATCCAAAGCAGTTAAGTCTTTAAGTTGAATATTGGCAACAGGATAGGGAAGGACATACCTTTCAAAAAGCCCCTTATACTTTGTCTTGGTTGCCTGTTTTTTATTGTTTAAATGGACATCATCAAGCCATTTTTTCATATAGTCACCGAAGTATGCCTTTTCAGATGTGACGCCACGATCCAGTTCATTTTTAAAACGGCGAATTTTGTCTTCGAGTTCTGTAACAGTCCGGCCGTAGAGATCGCGTGGCGTCCTTAGATTTTTATGCCGAAGCCGGTAAAAATAATATGTGGTGCCGTTTTTAATCTTTTTTCGATATTTCGTACGCGGCATACTGTACCTCCTTAATTTTGGGCATAAAAATGCCCGGTATATTGGAAAATACCGGGATAATGTGATACAATACTAGTGTCTAGTTAGTAGATGTACCGGCCTATCCCGGGAATCTATGTCATCGCCTCTTACCTGGCAGGGTAGGGGGCGTTATTTTATTGGTGTTAATTTAAAGATATAAAGCAGTCTTGCAATTTAATATACTGTCCGTCTTCAAGGGTCACATAGGTGTCACCTTCAATCATTCCGTTATTAATGATTTCGCTTCCAGAGCCAATAGGGGCCGCGTTGACTTCATAATAACCAGATGTAAGACCTTTTAGAAGTTTTACTTTATATTCACCTGCTGGCAAGTCCTTTCCAACTTTGTATGTGCCCATCAAGGCTAAACCACCATTAAAGTCCACAAGGCTTTTAACCCCGCTTTCTTCGTAGGCCGAACAACCTTGAAGGGTTAAGTATTCACCATCTTTTACAGAAACGTAGCAAAACAGATCAAAATTATCATTATCTATAATTGAATTCCCAGAACTATCTGAGGAAATTTCGACATACGCGCCGCTCTTTCCGCTTGGATTTAATACATATTCTCCAGCAGGCATGTCAACGCCTATTTTGTACATACCTGGCTTATACTCTTTTCCTGTAAATGTAGCCGAAGTATTTGCTGTATTTGACTGACTCGTTCCTTCTGATGAATTTGTTGGCGATGGAGATTGTACTTCCTCAGGGAGATCGCGTTTTAGTATTATTGACGAATTATCAGTATACATAAACTCAATAGTGTTATTATCAATAACAGAGTATCTATATGTTAAATTTTCTTTTTCGCCATCTTTTGCGTATTTTCGGTTTACATAGATTGTATTTCCGTTGAGTGTAAAGTCACCTTCAATTTCAAGCGGTTCTGAACCGTCTGTTGAAATCATTTTTCCATAATAATACCCACTTGAACTAAATGACATTTCAAGAGATTGGATGCCTTGAGATTCAGAAGAAGGATCATCGCTAGTCCAACTCCCCACAAGATCAATAGTTTTGCTTCCACAACCTGATAAAACGAACAGGACAAAAGCTACCAATAAAGCCAAATAAAACCTCTTTTTCATTTTAACTTCTCCTTAAAATAGTAATATAAACATTATACACCAACCGGAAAATATTGAAAACGGTTTTTTTATTTAAGCAGTGCAAAAATATATCATATTTACCCATTGCTTTTTGAAAACTTATGTTCTATAATTTAATCAATAAAACAAACGTACGTTTTCCTGCTGGAGGGATACTTTATGAATTACAAAGAACTTATTATTGAATTACTTAAGCCAGTAAAAAACACTAGGATTTTAAAGTTAATTTATGAATTTGCGAAAGGAATTACTGGCATGTAGGACTAGTAGGAAATACCTATTAGTCTTTTTTTATTAAGCTCTCCGCAAACTTTTCGAGAACAACCCACTCATCTTCATCCAGGGCAGCTAAAGAGGAAATTAACCGAATTTTAAAGGATTCGTCTTCGTCCCTTAAAACTCCTCCAATAAAACTAGCTATTTCTTCATGTCTGGTCCTATCTAAAAACATATCACCTTTTCCGGTGCGAAGCCAATTTTCATCAACATTAAATTCTCTACATATAGAAAAGATAACCGCATCAGAAGGATTTCTTAACCCTAGTTCATAATTACCAATTGTATTTCCCTTAACTCCAACTCTAGCCCCAAAGTCTGCCTGGTTTAATCCAAGGCGTTTTCTGAGTTCTTTAATTCTTTTTTCCATATGAAGCTCCTTTCTATGCGCCTATTATATTACATGGATCCCACATAGTCAAGAAAAAGTTTAAAAACATTCTTGACAATCCCACGATGTCAAGGTATAATTACCACATAGAGTGATTGTGGCACCACGAAGGAGGTGATTAAATTGAATATCAACGAACAGAAAGCGGCAAGTAAAATTTGCGAGATCATTCCAGTTCTAGATAATAAAGAACACGAAATGCTCTTATCCTACGCCGCTGGTATGATCGCACAGAAGAAGCTGGAAGAGAAGAAAGCGGTTGGTGAGCGGAACGGTGTATCGAGTGATAAAAATACCGCATGAGAGCGGACCAAGAGAGGAGGCAACACATTGAAAAAACGAATTGTAATAGCTGTAAACGTGGAAGAAGATTCGATTATTTCGAGATTGGAAAAGTTAGGGAATGATGCCGATAAACTTGCTAGAGAAGCAAGAAGATTGATGTTTGAACTCGAATCGGATAAAGAAAATGCGTCGGATTGCTCCGACACATTATGATTACTTCAAAAATTCGAGGATCGCTTTTTTAAAATCATCTAGCACATAACAAGTCTGTCTTGCTAATTGATTGATGTCGTCCGCAGTAACAGGTTCCGAACTACCCTCTGGATACTGCAATTTAATTTCATCTACAAAAGTATCAATAGACTTGTTTAATTTGCTCTCAAGAGAACTTATATTCATAAAGCAAGCTCCTTTCTTAATATTTCAGCACGCCAATACTGATAGAGAAAGTATAACAGATTTAATAGAAAGAAAAAAGCACTGCCTAGTGACCACTAATAAAAAGGAGAGATAGGATGATTTCAAGGATTGTTGGGTTTTGCATATTAGTACTCGTTCTAGGGTTTATATTCGCGTTTACAGTATTTGCATCTGGCATAAAAACCGCCCTGATAGTTTGGGGAGTTGCGTTATTTTTGACGGCGCTTATAGCTGTAGGTGCATACCTTTTATTTGGCTGAATTTAAAGTTAGTAGGTAAGAGAGAAGGTGAGAATAATGAACATTCAAGAGGCAACGAAAGCGTCAATCGAAACAGGAAAACTAATGGTTCGAAAAGACGACCCATTTAACAGAAAAGGAATATCTGAGATTAGAATCAACCCAACAGATGGGCCGGATTGCTGTGTTATACATGTTGTAAAAAACGGAAAAGAGGTCAGACGGCAGAGATGTTGGAATCCTCAAGCAGCGGACCTCGTTTCAGAGGAGTGGATATTAGTTGATTAAGTTTTGATGTTAGGAGTTAATAAATGATTGCATTAATAATATCTATGGTATCGCTTGCGTTTTCAATTTTCGTTTTGCTTATTACATCGGGTCGTCGTTGATTTGAATATTGATTTGTCTAAAAATACCAGTAACACACCCAGCCAGCAGTATTAACGGGGCCGCATTTTATAGCGTTTGTGAAGTGTAAATTCGCTAAAATAACCTCCTTTTAAGCATATATAAATAACTCGTACGGTTTCAAACAGACAAAAAATACTAGATTCGCGTAAAGCATATTTTTACTACTTGCGGCCTCGTTAATCGTGCTGGTTGGGGGAAAGGAAAAATAAAAAAATGATTGAAGAAAATAAACCTTTAGAAGAAAAAAATGAACCTTTGATGTTAAGCATCGATCAAACAGCTGAAATACTTGGTATAAGCACAAGTTTAATGTACCAACTATCTAGAACGGATGGATTTCCGGTAACCAAAATTGGCCGACGGAGTTTAATTAGTAAAAAAGCACTTGAAGAATGGATTGATAAAAAATCTGGAACTGTTGTGCTTTAGGAGGAAGAGCAATGAACCTAAGTATCGCCGGCCTCCCCTTCGTCCTCCTCGGCATTGCTGTCTACGGCGGCATCTGCCTGGCAGTCCGGAAGGGGTGGCTATGGAAGGATTGATGTTAGAGATTCTGATCTCGTTATGCCAGACAGGCGCCCATATTTATGGAATGGCATTAGCCACCATCGGTGTTTATACCCTTGCGTTTATCGCTCTTCTGGCATGGATGATCAAAGAATTTGGACAATAAAAAGGCCCCACAAGAACAGAGAGGAGTGATATGTGTGGGGCTAAGAGAAACTAATATGTAAAGTATAGCACGGAGAGGAGTAAAAGTCAATGAGCCGAGAAACACTGAAAAAAGCCCGCAAGGATGCGGGCATGACGCAACAAAAGATGGCGGATAAGTTGGACTTGAATCTGAGACACTATCAAAAAATAGAATATGGAGAAATTACTGGTTCTTTCGAGATTTGGGACGCCTTGGAGGACATTCTAGGGATACATCAACGGAAACTCCGAGAGATTTCAGATAGTCATCCCGTCCCAATAGAAAATCTGTAGGTACATCAAGAAAATCTGCAACTTCGGATAGTCCCATAAAGTCGGGTTCAACTTCTCCGCTTTCGTATTTTTGATAATGCCTGAGAGAAACGCCCATTGCATCAGCAGTTTTCTGCTGCGTGATACCTCTGAACATGCGAGTGGCTCGCAGTCTATCGTTAAACATAAAAAACCTCCTAAAAAATTCTTGACTTACGTCCAATTATGGCGTAATATAAAGAAAGAGTATACGCCAATTATTGGCGTAATATATCAGGAGGAACTCATGAAAATCGAAATTACCGGAAGCCGTTGCATCAACTGCAATAAATACACCCAGTATTACACCCACACATGGAACGGGGGATTTGACCCAATTGACTGCGGATTCTGCGGAATGCGCCAGTGTACGACGAGGCCGGGGAACCGATGTAAGCATTATCGGGAAGCGGCGAACGTGAGTGTGTATTACCCAATAGAGAAAAATTTAGAAGGAGAACAAAATGAAAGCATTAAGAATTTTTGAGAATGAAACGTTTGGAAAGGTTCGAACCGCTGTTATTGACAACGAACCTTGGTTTGTAGGAAAGGATGTTGCAGAAGCGTTAGGCTATGCAGATACCTCGGATGCGATGAAAAGACACGTTGACAATGAGGATAAGCTGACCCGGCGTTTCACCGACTCAGGTCAAAGTCGCGCAATGTACATTATTAACGAGTCTGGTCTATATAGCCTGGTCTTATCGAGCAAGCTCCCGTCCGCAAAACAATTTAAGCGCTGGGTAACTTCCGAAATCTTGCCCACCCTTCGCAGAACCGGCACCTACTCTACAAAAGAAACACAGCAAGCGGACGAGGTCAAAATCCTCAATGCGAAGTCCCGGGCGATGAACGCGGAAGCCCGATTAAAAACCGCCGATTGTAAGCGTGCCGAGCTGCTCTACAAGCTCTCTCAGGTAGACACCTTATCCAAGACTTATACACCAGTTTTGGTCGCCAAAGCCGCCGATATTGTCAATGGTGGGGAGTTAATCCCGCTCCCAAAGGTGACCCAAAAAACGTACACAGCCACCGAGGTCGCTGAAGTCTTTGGTGTGAGCGCCAACAAGATCGGCCGCATTGCCACAAAGCACCATCTGAAAACCGAGAAATACGGTGAGTGGTACAGAGATGTGGCCAGGGGCAGCAAGAAGGAAGTGGACACATTTAAATACTATGATTGTGCGATTTCGGTGTTTAAGAGGATCTTAGAACAGGAAACAAAGGAAGCGCAGGCATAACAATGATTCCATACAGCGGGCTTCCACCATAAAGAAGCTGTGCGACGCCATATAACCCCTTTAAGTCAAAAGCCTGATCCGCGGGCTCAAAACGCGGAAATAAAAAAAACTAAATCGGTTTGTAAAGCTATTTATTAACAGTCCCGGGGAGCGTCGGGTAATCCGCTCACTCCAATTTAGGTCGTAAAAAAAATGAGTAATGATTTTGTCATTGCCTACGGGCAATCCCGGCGCGGCAGCGGGTGGTCTGCCTGAATTGCTTTAATGGATTTTGAAAACCGGCAACGCGGCGGGGAAAATACCGCGGGTTAAATAAGGAGAGAAATTATGATGTGGATTTTATTAATTTTTGGTGCGCTGTTACTTATTGCCGCGTTCGTTTTTAAATATATGCAAGAAGACAAGATTTTTTATATGGCAGCAGAAAAGAAGGAAGCGGCTAGAAAGAGAGTCGGAAAGACCGTAATGGCGCTTGTTTTGGCAGGTGTGATATGCCTGGTTTCTTCGCAAATGGTTGTTGTGATTAAGACAGGCTACACAGGTGTTCGAACAACTTTCGGACAGATTAGCGATCAGCCTGTACAGAACGGTTTTAGCATTAAAATCCCATTTGTTCAGCAAATCGAGACCGTGAACAACAAGCTTCAAGACAAGACGATCGAAGATCAGGTTTGGGGAGAGACCGCAAATCGTACCGCCATTTGGTACAAAAACATTGTGGTTTCTTACCAGATTGAGCCAGAAAAGTCCGCATGGATTTTTGCGAATGTAGCGGATTATAAAGAATCTTTAATCAGCAACGCATTGGTTTCATCGGCCATCAAAAGCGCCTCAGCGACGCTGCAGGACGCGGAAGCAACCAATCGTGGCATGATTGAGCCTGCGGTCTGTAAAGCCCTTCAAGACTCCGTTAACGGCAAATATGGAGAAGGGGTTTTACACATCAATAAGGTAACCATTAACGAAGCCGATTTTGAGGAAAGTTATAAAACGGCCATCGCAGATAAACAGAAAGCGCAACTGGCTTATGAACAGCAAGAAATAGAAAACAAGAAAAACATCGAAAAGGCCAATGCGGAAGCTGAAGCCAATCGAAAATTACAGGAATCCATTAGTCCAGAGGTCTTACAGAAACAGTTCCTTGATAAATGGAATGGCGAAATGCCAAAGGTAATGGATGGCAATACAATGTTGGACATTTCTAGTTTTGTAGGAAATTAATAAGAAAAGCCGGGTGACGCCCACACGTCATCCCAGCCAATATCAAAACTAACTAATAAAAGTATATACCCTTTGGAGGAAAAATGCAAATGTATTTTCCGTATGAGAAGCAATGCACCCAGTGCGGCCTGATTTATGAGTCGCATTGGCCGATTTTAGACGAGCCGTTTGTGTGCCCGCACTGTGTCCGGGAATCATGGAAACAGCGCAAAGAGGCGCTGGTGAAGCGGCGGAAAGGAAGGGAATAATGAGAATGTTTGAAAGTGTATCGCCCTTAAAAGCTTTAGAAATGGTAAAGGCGCATGTGGTGGCCTCAAATGACCAGATTGAAGCGCAAGCTGAGTCACTTCGATTGTTGATCTGGAGAAATGCAGAATTGGAGATTGAAAACAGAATGTTCCAAGACCGCAACGATGAACTCCGGGCTGAACTGGAGGCGCTAAAAAATGATCGAGCATCCTGATATTACTAGAGCGCTCCGAACCGGTTACCCCGATGTGGACATCGAATATCCGCCGCATTGCCCAGCCTGCGGCTGCGAGTGCGATTATTTTTACCGGGACTGTTCTGGAGCGGTTTTCGGCTGTGAAAACTGCGTGGAGCGGGTGGATGCGGAGGAAGACGATGAAACGTAACGTAAAAGTGCTTGAGGCGGCTAAACGCCTTGAGGCCTATAAAATCAAGATGCTAAAAGGCAACCCGCACCTGTCGGCAGATATTGAGACTGTGCTTCGGTATGTACGGGAGACGATGGAGGTGAGTCATCGTGGACGATCGATTTAAGAACGGGGTGTCCTATTATACGATTGGCCGAGCGGTCATTAACATTCCGTTTCCGGAAGACTGCGTCCGATGCCAGTATTGCCCTTATCTAAAATATGAGGACTATGCCAAACGGCACAGCTGCCGGATCACACAGGAGTGGCTGCTGTACCCGTTTCACGGTGTCGGGGAGAGTTGCCCGATTGAAATTATCGAGGAGGAGGACTAAAAATGGATGATAAGATTCATATTCCGGCCCGCAAAAAGGCGCCGATAGTTAAAGAAGAGCGGTGCGTTATCCGACTTTCGGCGGAAGCCTACAACGCACTGGTGGATATTTATAATGAAAGCACGCTGTCCATGAAGGACATCGCCAGCTTGATCATCACGCAGTCTGTTGATCGAGTTGTGTTTGATAAGGAGGAATAGAGATGTCAAGAATGATTTTAATCATGGGGGAAAGCGGTTCCGGGAAAACCACGTCCATGCGCAACCTGAACCCCAAAACCACCTTTTACATTGACTGCGACAAAAAAGGTCTGTCCTGGAAGGGCTGGCGGAAGCAGTACAACAAGGAAAATGGCAACTACTGGGCCTCCAGCAATGCGGACGCCATCACGCAGACGTTAGTCAAGATCAGCGCAGAAAAGCCCCAGATTAAAACCATTGTCATCGATACCCTTAACTGGGTGATGATTGATGATGAGTTTAAACGCATGAAAGAAAAAGGCTATGACAAATGGCAGGATTTAGCCTTTTCGGTAAAAGAGATGGTCGCCATGGGGCAGCAGCTCCGGGAGGACCTGACCGTGATCTTTACCGCGCACACGCAAACTGAGCGGGATGACAGCGGCTTTGCTTTTACCCGGATGAAAACCAGCGGGAAAAAGCTGGATAAAATCAGCATTGAGTCCATGTTTACGACCGTATTACTGGCAAAATGTGTGGACGGGAAATATCTGTTTGAAACCCAGTCCAACAGCAGTACGGCCAAGAGCCCCATGGGCGCTTTTGAGGAAAAAGAAATTGAGAATGATATTACAAAAGTCATCAAAGCATTGGAGGAATTTTAAGAATGAAAAACATTGATTGGAATAACGTGAAAGAAGCCGAGGAATTTGAGCGCCTGCCAGCTGGCGGGTATATCTGTGTGATCACAGGGGTGGAAGACTTCCCGGATAAGGAATATTTAAAAGTTGAGTTCGATATTCTCGAAGGAGAACATCAATCTTATTTTACCCGTCTGGCCGCTTCCTTAAACTTTTGGGCAGGAAATTTTATTCGCTCCTATAAACCTAAAGCACAGCCATTTTTCAAAGGATTCTTAACCGCTGTCAAAGAAAGTAATCCCGGTTTTGTTTTTAATAACGATGAAAACAATCTGTTATCAAAAACCGTCGGACTGACCATCGGCGACGAGGAATATACTGGACAAGATGGGAAAACCAAAAAGCGCTATTATGTCGAAGCGACCCGTTCCGTGGACGCCATTCGAAAAGGCGAATTTAAGATCCCGGAGTTCAAACCCCTTAAAGACCCCGGGAATCCATTGGCAGGATTCAACCCGCTCCCAGATGACGAACTCCCCTTTTAAGCGCTGAGGTGAAACATGCTGACCATCATTGAAGACACAAGACAGCAAAAGGGAAAGTACAAAGAAGCACATCAACATTTCAAGGATCGCGGGGTGAACATCCTGCGATCCAAGCTTCCCATTGGGGATTACGCTTTGTTAACCGATCTATCGCGGGTAATTGATACCAAGAAAGGTTTCGAGGAATGCGTTGGAAACTTCGCTTCAAAGGACCATGACCGTGTAAAAAAAGAAATTGCCAAGGCAAAAGAAAATGACATCGAGCTTATTTTTTTAGTCATCGACAAAAAAGCAAAATGCCTGGAGGACGCAAAAGACTGGCATAACGTTCATGGAAAGGTAAAAGGCGAAACCCTGTATAAAATCCTGAATTCCGTTCAGATCCGCCACGGCGTCCGCTTTGAGTTCTGCACGCCGGAGCAGTCCGGCCCTAAAATTTTAGAGCTGCTGGGCGTGCAGCCATGACCACCAAGGAAAAGGCCGATCTCATCAAGGCCACTCTGACCATGCGGGAGATCCTCGGGATGTACGGTTTAGGTAGCAATGCCCGACACCACCGCATCCCGTGTCCCATTCATGACGGAAAAGACCGGAATTTTAGCTTTACGGACTTTGGGTTCAGGTGCTTTGTCTGCGGTGCGGAGGGCGGTCTGGTGCATTTTGTGGAGCTGTACCGGGGCCTGTCCTTTGAGGTGGCACTGGAGGAGATCAACGGGCATTTCCGTCTCTGGGATGATTCCTTAGAATTGGAAACCGTTGAATCCGATACAAAGCACCACAAAAAGGACAGCGCTTTCCGGAGCCGCCGGGCCATCGCAAAGCTCCGGCATGAACGTCGGACCGCTGATCGGGAAAAGGGAAAAGCTGAAAAAATACGGATGACTTTATTGGAAGAACTCTGGCGTTTGGACGCCAACAAAATAAAATACGCCCCGAAATCAGAGGATGAACCTTTTCATCCGCTCTATGTCGAGGCGTGCCACAAATTAGAATACCAGCAATACCTGGTAGAAAGTATCGTGTAAAGGGCGGTGAAGCCGTGCAAATCGAAAAATTAACCAAGGAAACCATTCTGGAAGACACCACTTTTGAGGAGATTATTGACGAAAAAGACGAGATTTACCGCCAGCGCCTCATTAATGACCTGACGGACCGGGCTGCAGAGCTCGGCGTGAAAACAAAGTTCACCAGCTTGCTCAAAGCCTACCAGAAAGAAGAAAAGAAAATGCTCCAGGAACAGAAAAAACAGCTCCAGGAGCAGAACCGGGCCCGAATGCTCCAGAACCTGGACCGGCGGACCGAGTTCGGGAGTGAGTGTTATCCGGACCTGCGCTGCGGAAACTGGTTCGCTGATGAAACCGGTATCCGGACCTTTGGCATGTTCGGGGAGGTGCAGGCTTGCTACCATCCCATTTTACCAGTCGAGCGGTTTACCAACCTGGAGACTGGGGATGAAAAGATCAAGCTTGCCTTCAAAAAAGGGGAGCGCTGGAAAGAGATCATCTGCGATAAGGACTTGATTGCCTCCAGCGCCAAGATTATTTCGCTTGCCAATGCCGGGGTGGCTGTGACCAGCGAAAACGCCAAGTACCTTGTTCGCTATCTGGCTGACGTGGAGAACTTTAATATGGACCTCCTGCCCGAGTGGGTGTCTACCTCCAAGCTGGGGTGGCATGGAGAGAACGCCATCAAGGAGTTTGTTCCCTACTACAGCAACATTGTCTTTGACGGTGATGTGCGTTTTCGCAATGTATACGGTGATATAAGGCAGTGCGGCAATGAAAAGAAATGGGATGCGTTTGTTAAAAAAGTCCGCGCAGAGGGGCGGATTGAGCCGAGAATTATGATGGCGGCCAGCTTTGCCAGCGTGATTATCAAGATGTGCAATGCCCTGCCATTTTTCGTGCATCTTCACGGGCAGTCCGAGGGTGGGAAAACCCTCTGCCTGATGCTGGCCGCCTCAATCTGGGGCAACCCGTCCATGGAGAGTGCCTTTACCGGCGATTTCCTGTCCACCCAGACGGCCATTGAAGTGCGGGCCGATATGCTCAATCATCTGCCTTACATCATGGACGATACGGCCCAGGTTATGGAGAAGTATAAGGGTGATTTCTCAACATTAATCTACACCATGTGCTCGGGAAATGGCAAGGACCGATCCAACCGGAGCCTGGGCCTGAACCGGAACTACAACTGGCACTGCGCCTTTCTGACCACTGGGGAGCTGCCCATCACTAAAGAATACTCTCAGGCCGGCGCCGCCAACCGCGTCATCGAAGTCGAAGCCGGCTACAGTAAAATCTTTGAGAACGGCATCGAGGTGGCACGGACGCTCAATGAAAACTTTGGCTTCGCGGGCAAAAAGTTCATTGAAATCCTGCAGAACATCGGCGCCGAGGAGGTATGCCGTATTCAGCGGGAGCTTTTGGCTGAGATTGAAAAAAGCGGAAAAATGCAGAAACAAAGCATCTCCCTGTCCCTGATTCTAACCGCTGACCGGATCGCTACAGATTGCCTGTTTGAGGATGGGGTTTATCTGTCCATTGAGGAAACGGCTGCTATGCTGAAGTCTGAGAAGGAGATTTCGGAGAATGAGCGGTGCTATGAGTTTATCATGGGAGAAGTCGTGCGGAATCACCATCGGTTCATGAAACGGGAAAATGAAGATTTTATACAGGAATGCTGGGGGATTAAAGAGGGCGGATACATCTATATTATTAAAAATGTTTTTGACCAGATGTGCCGGGACTGCAATTATAATAGCACTGCTTTTTTGAAATGGGCGGACATCAGAGGGCTGCTCATCACGGATAAAGGCCGGAAAACAAAGCGAAAGCGCTTTAATGATAATAATGCCAACTGTGTCTGTATTCTTGAAAAACAGGATGAAAGCCAGGTGCAGGAAGGCTTTGAGGGCTTTTATGAGATTGAAGAGGAATAAAAAGAGTGTTCACAGTTCACAGTGTTCACGTAGCAAAGAAGGTTTATATAAAAGAAAAAATTTAAACGCACATTTTGTGAATTCTGAAGCGTATACGCGTAGGAGCAAAAAAACGTGTGAACATTGTGAACATGTGAACAAAGTACTTAGAACCCTTATAAAGACGAAGTTTCTTCTGTTCACAGTAATAAAAAATTAAGTGAACAAGAGTGAACATTGCTAAAAATTATATTTTGAAGGGAGGATACATGTTTGACCTAAAACAATGGGCCGCTGCCAACAAAGTCTCCAACAGCCAGCTCTGTCGAATGTCTGGCATCTCTGAAAGCACCATTGCCAGCGTGATGCGTGGGTGCAGCTGTACGGAGCGGACGTTAAAAAGGATCTGCCGGGGGATCGGGCGGGCGTATGATCCGGCGGAGTGGAGAAATCCGATCAAAGCGTCGTTGAAGCCTGTTCCGGTTGTGGAGTATGATCGGGTTAGGAATTACCGAGATCGGCGCTCCATGGATGAATTGAAGCGAAATCTGGCCGTTGGCGAAATGGTTCGGGTGGCCTTTGACGGAAAGAATAAAATCCGGTGGGAATCTGGAGAGATTATTAGGATTTACGGCACACACGTCGGTGTGGATGTGCGGCTGCGGACGATTCGGGGGAATGAATTGATCCTGCGCAAGAGTTATATGATTGACGATGTGGTGAAGTGGAAGGGGAGCCATGCGAAAGATTGAGTTAATGCACCACCTGTTTGGCATTAAAACAGGGTTTTGCAAGGATTGTGAGCATTTCTATCGCAAGCAATACAGCGGCACCTATCGGAAATGTGAGGTGTACGGTGACTCCAACGGCGAAGGGACAGACTGGAAAGCGACCTATGTGGCCTGCGGATTGTACCCCGATGGGCCTTATAACGGCAGAAAAGTTGTCGAACTGGCTAAGCGTGGAAAAACAAAGGAATTAGAAAGCCCTCTGGAGGGGCAGATCAAAATGGAGGTAAAAAATGAATAATACAGTAAAAATAGAACTTTTTAACGATAATTTTCAGAACTATAAGCGGTATGGTATTCCAAAAGCACAATTAGTAATTGCCGATATTCCATATAATATTGGAACTAATTTTTACGGTTCTAACCCCATGTGGTACGTTGGGGGCGATAATAAAAACGGAGAAAGCAAAAAAGCTGGAAAAGCCGCCTTTAACAGTGATTTTAATTTTAACATTGCGGAATACTTCCATTTTTGCAACAAGCTGCTAAAGAAAGAACCAGATAAAAGCAACGGTCGAGGTAAATCCTCCGATGCACCATGTATGATTGTGTTTTGCTCTTTTGAACAGATTGAGACGGTAAAACGATATGCCGAAAAGCACGGGTTTAAACATAACATCCCGCTTGTTTTCTGCAAAAACTACTCACCTCAAGTTTTAAAAGCAAATATGCGGGTATGCGGCGCCACTGAGTATGCATTGCTGCTCTATCGGGAAAAACTACCAAAGTTTCGAAACAACGGAAAAATGGTATTTAACTGGTTTGAGTGGAAACGTGATAATAAAAAAGAATATCCTAAAATACACCCGGCACAAAAGCCAGTAAATGTCTTAAAACAATTAATACAAATTTTTACAGATCCAGGAGATGTGGTCATTGATCCATGTGCCGGCAGCGGAAGTACATTGCGAGCATGTATGGAACTTAATCGGAATTCTTATGGTTTTGAAATATGCAAAGACTTTTATAAAAGGGCGAAAGAAGAAATGCTTTCGGTTCAAGATGATGGGCAGATCAAAATGGAGGTTTAAAAATGGGACGAAATTATATGCCAGAAGTGGCAAAGATGCTGGGATTGGAAATTGGAGAAGAGTTTGATGTTTTGGATGAAGATGGAGAAATTAGGGATTGCGGCCCCTATAAATTTACAAATGAAACAATAGTTAACCGTCTCGGACACGAAGCAAGCGGTTGGTTGTTGTTCTGTTTATTGGCGGGTAAATACACCCTCCAAAAACGGCCGTGGAGGCCAAAGGATGGGGAGAGTTATTACTATATTCGTTCAACCGATGGTTTCATAAGTCGGTCAACATTCTGCAGCGTTAATGCAGATGATCTTGCTATGTTAAGTGTTGGCAATTGTTTTCCAACGATGGAAGATATGTTGGCAGCAAAGCCCGAGATGTTAGAGAAATTCGAGGAAATTAAGAAGGGGGTGCGGGAGTGATGGATGTCATTAAGTATTTCAACACTAAAAAGAGGATGTGTGAATTTCATAAAGGAACATGTCATTTGTGCCCCATGGGTAAGGATAACACCAAAACGCATCTATTGTGCTTTGAGTTGCAACAAGAGAAGCCAGAAATAGCCGATGCCATTGTCGAGCAGTGGGCAAAAGAGCACCCGGTAAAGACGTACAAGAGCGTGTTTTTAGAAATGTTTCCAAACGTAAAAACGACCAAAGAAGGGCATCCCGATTTTTGCCTTAAGCGCCTTCTTGGAGTAAAAGGAGAATATGATATTTGTAGCTGTGATATTACTTGCGGAGACTGCTGGAACCGAGGGGTAGAAGAATGACCAAGCTAAAGAGATGTCCCTTCTGCGGGGGCGAAGCAAAAACAGAGCAATGCGAAGATATAACATATAATGCAAAAGGAAAAGCAAGGATATATCCTTATACTGCTGTTTATTGTGTAGATTGTGGTGCAAAAATCGAAGAACAAGACGAGGAAGAGTTGGTAGACATGTGGAACACCCGCACGCCGGAGATTGTGCGGTGCGGGGAGTGTGTTTACTGGGAGCCAGAAAATTGCAGAAATCCCAATATTCTTATGCGCGACCAGCAAATGACCTATGATGATTTTTGCAGTTGGGGAGAACGGAGGGAAGAAAAATGAAGATGCTATACAGAAATGAGGATGGAAAGCTTTGTCTTGATTATCTTAGATTTATGCCATTCATTGATGGGATGTTTGATCAATGTAAAAATTTGCATGAATTAAAATGGCTTGAAGAAGAGATCATAGAAATTGTAGTGGGGCTAAGAGAAAATTTCGAGGAAAGGTTGGAGGTCGAAAATGAGTAACGAAGAATTTAGCACATACAAATATGGATTCTTTCTAATCGCGTCCGTTGAGTGGGATAGGATAATGGAGGAACTTGATGGCGGTGAGGATATTACAAAAGGGAGTTATGCGGAGTATCTCGAATTTGAATACGAATATTCCCATAACGAGATAGACGAAGAACAGGAAAAATTAATTCGTGCTTTGAATGACTACTTTGAGTTTAAAAAGCTGCCATATCATGCGGAAATTTGGATAGATGAGGTTAGGATTAAGGAGGTTGAAAAATGGAAAAAGAGCTGATTAATAAATTAGATGATATGGTATCTGTATGTGATAGTCGCAGAACATGTCGTGCATTAAATAATGAATGCCCCTATTATAACGATTGTATTGTTTTGGAACACCGCTTCGAATGTAAAATAACAGACTTGTGTAGTATTGTGAATTATGTAAAGGAGAAAGAAAATGCCAGTACAAATTGATATGGAAATGCCGGAAAGCTGTGAAGTATGTGATTGTCTATACAAACATCGAGATATGGATACCGGATTTTGCCCACTTATTGACCATTTTGCTAACTTCGATGGTATGCGGGATGGAGATTGTCCGCTGATGGAGGTTAAAGAATGAACCGATTAACCGAAAAAGAACAAGATTATTATCGACTTAAAGATTATCAAGATCCATGTCGAGCGATTGACAAGCTTGGGAAATATGAAGACATTGGCTTTTCGCCAGAAGAACTACAGGAGAAGGTTGATAGGCAGAAATGGCACGTTGTGGCTGAGGGGGATTTGCCGGAAGAAAAAGGGTTTTACCAATGTACGGTTTTGGACAATCAGAAAAACGAGGTGTTTATCGCTGATGTTTATAATGAGACCACTGGATTTTTCTCTAACAACGAGCTCTATGAAGTCACTGCCTGGCGGGAGCTGCCGGAGCCGTGGGAAGGAGCGGTGAAGTGAATCGCTGCGAAGATTGCATTCTCTACCAGTTCTGTACCTACGATCGAACGGGAATCTGTGAGGCGGAGAATTTTAAAGATGTTATTCCGGACAAGTGCAGGTTCTGTGAAAAGCGGTGGGAGTGCCCGGTGGAGAAGGGTGGGGAGTGCGTAAGAGAGGGGAGCGAAAGTATTGCCAAACGTTCGACCATTAAACCAGAATAAATATCAAATCAGCAAGTACCGCTTTTTAGAGATTTATAACTTTTGCCTCCAATACAATGAATGGAAGGATGAATTGAAATATAACACGCATACCGTTGGTGCGCAGGAGATTACGGGGATGCCCTTTGGTACTGAAAAATCGGACAGTACCGCTCATTTGGCGATGAAAAGAGCTGAGCTTGAAAGAAAGTGCCAGTTGATTGAACAAACAGCAATTGAAGCCGATTCTGAGATTTATCCGTATATTTTAAAGGCGGTTACGAATGAGCATGTCAGTTATCACTATTTAAAAACAGTTATGGATATTCCATGTGGAAAGAAGATGTATTATGACAGAAGAAGAAAGTTCTACTATTTGATGTCAAATAAAAAGTTTTAAAGAGGGGTACTCGCAGGACAGTTTTATATGTTATTATGATAGTATGTAAAAATGTAATTAAGAGGCCATGGCAGGAGCTGTGGTCTTTTTTCGTACGTAAAAAAGAGAGGTGAGGTGGTTGCCGGACACAAGAGATTTAGCTTATCAGGATTATCTCGATGGCATGAAATACAAAGATATCGCGAAAAAATATGGTGTCAGCCTGTCCGCTGTAAAGTCCTGGGCAGCACGATACTGGAAAAAAGAAAGTTGCAACCCTGCAACCAAAAAAGTTGCAACCAAAAGGAAAGACCAGAAGATTACCACTGAAGAAGTTGATCAGGTCATGGGCAATAATGGTCTCACCGATAAACAGCGCCTGTTTTGCTTGTGTTATATTCGGTGCTTCAACGCAACGAAAGCAGCCATAAAAGCCGGGTATAGCACAGAAACAGCCTATTCCATCGGTTTTGAAAACCTGAAAAAACCTGAAATTAAGGCAGAAATAGAACGTCTCAAGCAAAACCGCCTGAATCGAGAGCTGTTATCTGAGGACGATCTGTTTCAAAAGTATATGGATATTGCCTTTTCCGATATGACGGATTATGCGAGCTTTGGACCCGGCGGCGTTGTTTTAAAAGATTCCGGACAGGTAGACGGCACACTGATCACCGAGGTCAAAGAAGGAAAATCCGGCGTGTCTGTGAAGCTGGCAGACCGGATGCAGGCACTCAAGTGGCTGACAGACCGGTACACAAGTTTTAATCCCGAGCAACAGGCCCGGATCGACAAATATAAAGCCGAGACCGCCAAGGTAGAAGCCGAAAACAAAGAACGCGCCGGCGGCGAGCAGCCTGGAGACGATGGTTTCCTGGAAGCTTTGAACGGCAGCGCGGTGGAGGACTGGGCCGATGAAGATTAA